GTTTTTTCTACTGGATTCGTCCTTTTATTTTATTTTATGATATCGTTAGATATTATATTATAATTTGAAAGTTCGTTTCCCGTTCTTTACACCAGTGTCCTAGATGTCGCTAGACATTTAGTTCACGTACGGTGTACTGTATTAGTTAATAATGATGATAATTTGTCTTCATTATGGATAAGACCTATCCCTGTTTTTGTTTATTTCCCCTGAATGAAATAAAATATGCAAATACCCAGACATGGTATTTCCTGATTCATAACTCTTCGGAAGAGTTCGGAGTTCTATTGTTTGCAATAGAATTCTCAGCCAGTTTGCATCTGGCACCCGGGGTCTTCGGACCCCACCACCCACAGTGTTGCTTACGCTGTGGGACTAGGGCCTTTCTGCCTTTGGAGCTTTTGCCCCATAAATGATCCTCAGTATTACGCGATCCTTAGCGTATTAATTGGACAATTTCATGTGTTATATATTTAACATGATTTTGATAAAATCAATATAACTGATGAGCAAAATTAATTTAATTCCCCGTGCTCATCTTACTTTAAACGAGGTTTAATTTATCGATAAATTCGTTATTCGATACTTTAAAGAATAAGAGCCAATGTCAGGCTCCTTACCAAAACCAAAATGCCCACATAGTCCTTCAGGGACATCGATTACGACTATGTGATTTAGTTTGTAAATTCTATTTCTTCTCGCGACAGATAAAAGCCATGTAGCGAGGGCTAAAGTAGTTAGGTTGAAATGTAGGTAGCGATACCTATATGCATCAGTTGCACCTTCTACCCCCTTAAAATGAAAATACGAAAGCCACGGTTACTATCAAATTGCAAGATGTTTGATACAGTCCAAGATTCTGTTTACAGATAACAAATAAGTTAATTCTTAAAGTCTTATGTTAATATTCCTATTGAAAGAAATTTAACACTTTTTCCTGTATGTTGTATTTATGCAACAATATACAAGTTTGGGCGTGTTGTGACCCCAGAGTAACTTAAAAACTCAGATGTACCTCCAACAAAAAAAATAATCACCGCCAAATGACAAAAATGGATTTAACGGTAATGGCAACAACTGAAAGTCTAAAAAAAGAAGTCAACATGCTTCAATTTTTAGCAATTTCCCTTTTTAATTTAATTGTATTATATGTTCATGTATTTTATTTATATATTGTAAACTACGTTAAATATTATGTGAGACATGACGAATATGTTTCACCCGCGCCTGCTCTTTCTAGAGTGAGCCATGTAAATTATGAAGGAGATGATGAGTCTTGTATGAGATGTGGAGATTGTAATTGTGATTATAATTGCTCTGCATTAAGAGATTGCCTTATGGCAAGACATTACAAGGCTAGAGACAAAGCAAAAGTACCTTACGATTATCACCGATGTGATATAGATGTTTCGGTACATGATAGACAATCTTATGATATAGTCTATTCATCAAATAAAAGGCTTTTGTCCTACATAAGAGGAAGAACGAAGATTACGTTGAAAGATGGAAGACAATTGTATTTAGAATACCCCTTAATTGGAGTTTCTTATGCAAATGCTGTTTCTTTTTTACATAATTTTTGTCCAGACAGTTTAAGTTTTAAGAGATTTAAAACGTTAAACGTCGATACTAAACCAAATATTGCTGCTTTACTTATGGGCAGCTTTCTTTTTGATTACAAGATGAATAAATACGTATTTTACGGATTTGTTGTACCCTTGATTGAAGAGAGTATTAAATGGTTTTTCCCCATACTTTTCCCAGTGATAGAGTTCATTGAGAAATGTATATACAACAACGGTCATGGTGGATTAGCAATCAATTTTATTGTTTGTTTGTTCCCTTTGATGATGCATTTATGCACTGTTCAATTTGAGAATGTTTTAGTAAGAATGTTAATTCATTGTTGCTGGAATCTTTTCTGGACACATTTAGGAAAGTTGTATATGGGAGGTATTTTTTATTTCTATAGAGATGATGTTACGAGCGGAAGCTTGTATTATTACTCTGAAGTAGTAGAAGATGCTGTTCCTGGGAGAGTTATAGTCTCGATTGAAGAGTCTGAAGCGAGCAGGGTTGCTCCTTTAGATATCAATGCCTATGAGATTATAGGAAAAAGGTTTGATCGTTGGTTTGCCGAAAACACAACGGCTTCAGAGATTATGGCTGATCAAACTTACGTTTTGAATCATCAGCCAAATCCTGAAGGTCATAAATTAGACGATTTTTTGAATATTATCGAGAGTGACTTCGTAGTAGAGATCAGCAAGCTTTATGCTTTGTGTAATGCTCTATTATCGAAAGACGTTAAGGCGTTTATTGCTCTTATGATTTCATTTAAATATGTTTCTAAATTTATGAATCTCATTAATTCTTATCAAGATATTTTTACGATAGAGAATTTTGAGAATATTATCTCAGAATGGTTTGCTTCCATTTATGAGGTTCCTGTCTACACAGGAGATGAAGTTCCTAAAGTTGATGGTTCTTCTATCTTGTTTAAGATATTTGGAAAATTAATGGCTGTATTTCCCAAAGAAATTAGTGCATCTCCAACAATCAAACACATTTTTACAATGATTATGACTGTTTTGGGAGCACTTTTCTTTAGAGATTTCACCGTTTTTAAGAATGCCTTCTCGACGGTTGACTTTATAAGCATTAACCCTGCTAATATTGTTGATAGTTGTTTAGGGATTTTAGATGGTTTCATTTGTGCGTTTAAAAGCGGACAATGGAAAGATTTTTTCAAAGATCCAGAACAAGTTAAGCTCAGAAAAGATTTAGATGACTTTCTTCAAATAGATTGTTGCCTTTTGACTGAGCTTCTTGAAGGTGTAGATAAAGCTAAAGCTTTGTTAACTCGTGTTCAATATTCTAGTGACCCTTATGTCATGAAAATGAGTATACACTTGTTGACTAGGATTAAAGAGTACAAGCAAGCAATAGATGATTGTAAAACAAGACAGACGCCTATCATTGTTTGGTTAGTTGGATCTGCTGGTTCGGGTAAAACCACTGGTAAGGATACAATTATTCAAGCCTTCGGTCATAACCGAGGAAGAGAAGTCGACCCAAATTTAATTGGAGAGATGGATCTTAATGTTAAGCATCCAGCTGAGAAGGTTAATGCTCGGTCTGAGGTTTTAATTATTAATGAATTGAGAGCGGATTTTTCGCAGGATTTGGTTAATAATTTTATACCGACTGAGATATATTTTCAGCGTTTTGCAGATACAGCTGGACTTAAAGTTAGTCAAGCATCTGTTGCAGCCAAAGGTATCAGTTATAATAAGGTTGAGCTTATTATAATTATGTCTAATCCATTTAATTACTTATTTGGATCCGACATTTTAAAACTTAAAAGAAGATTTAAAGAACATTTTGTTATGTTGAATCAAGAACTCGTAGAATTTGACAACGATACTAGAACATTCAAGATACTTGAAAATACTAGCGTTCAAGACGTCCGGCAATATATTCATTATAGAATGCTTAGACCAGTCATTAATGATAAATATCTGTCTCTACAAGTCGATCCTTTAAGTGATTGGATATCGGTTCCTAGAATGATAAAATTCCTCATGGCTCGTGTTAAAACACACGATGACTATGCTAAAGGTTTGTTTAAAGCTCTTGGAACTATGTGTCCTTGCGGAATGAACGCGGGAGCACATTTTGAAGGTAAAGTATGGGTTTCACTCTCTGACGAGTGTTTGCCTGTAGCTTTCACTGATTACATTAAGCCAGAAACATGTGATTGTGGTGTGTCTGTAACCCACCATAGTGATGTTTTTGATGCTATTCATTGGAGTGATTCACCTTATAGAATTAAAAAGATTCGTGAGAATACTTATCGAGGCACTTGCCGCGAAGTTAGTGATTTTATTCCTCCGACACCTCGTGAGAGAGCTGTTGAGGAAGTCATAAAATCAAATGCTTTAGCAGCTGCTGTTGATCGTAGACGAAAGAAAGTTAATACTTCTTTGACTGTAACGATTGACACTGAGTATTTTTACTATACCTTTTATGTGATGATTTTAGGAGTTTTGTATTATGTTTATAATAATTACTTAAAGTCCAAAGTTGAATCACTTAAAACTACTTATCAAAAATTAGCTAGATTTGCAAATTATGTTGAATCAAATCAATTTAAGCAATCAGCTAAAACTTTTGGAGTAGTCGTAGGCAAGGTAGAATGTGCTTATGAAAATTTAACTGAATTTGAGGAGAAATATAAGTCTAGTGTGACTTATTTTCTTAATGCTATGAAATTCTTAGTGCCGTCAGCGATTATGTTGATGGGCGCTAGAATGGCATGGTCGTATTATACGAAAGATAGAGATCATAAAAGATTTCAAGATGTCGATGCTAATTTTACGGCTGGTCCTATTTTCAGAGAAAATTTAAAAGCAGGAACTATGCAGATGAATAGTATTACAACAGAGGTTTGTTATCCAGAAGAACTTAGAGTTAAATGGAATAAAGCCGCCGGTGCTGTGATATCGAAAGCTGTTTTTAGTCAAACTATACAAAATCAACATTTGACCGATAAGGTAAATGCTTGTAACTATAGATTTGAGATGTCCTTTCATGATAAAAAGAAACCTTGTCGAAAAGGTTGGCTTTTGAAAATATCAGAACAATATTGCTTGATTAATGCTCATTACCTGAAAGAAATTGAGGGTGTTGATGCTATTTATGTTAGCATACTATCAAAAGAAGATAAAGTTTTAAAGACTTTTAACATTGGTAGCGTAGATATAGTTCAGATTTATCATGACAAGATTAAAACGGATGTTTGTCTTATTAGAGCTGAAACCTTACTTTCTGGTTCAAACTTGATTGGTCATTTTTTAGATGATCGAGGAAGCGTGAAACAGTTGTTCGGTCAAGTTCCTATGAGTATAGAACCTGAGCAAGCGGTATTTCATATTGCTGAAGAAGAATATTTCGGTATTGGTGAATGTTGGTCTAAAAAAGGCACTGCTCCTGATGGAGAGTGCGGTTTAGCAGCAGTCGGCCATTTAACTGGAACTTCTGTCTTGTTGGGGGTTGTGTGTTATCGCGATCCCGCCAAGGATGGGTGCCGTCAAGGTGGTAATGTCTTATATCGTGGAGATATTTTGAGAGCTATTGCATCTTTTGAGACGCCTTTTGTTAATTCGATTGATGTGCCTGCAAAGACATATACGAATTTAGCAGTGAACTCTAGTTTTAGAGAGCTTGATAAGCAGCATATGCTTCCGATTGGCTCTGTAGGAACTCATGGTTCATCTTTTGGATCTAAGTTAGAACAATCTATGTGTTATCACATAACTGAGCCTTTGTGTTCTCAGAGATTTTCTATTCCTAGAAATCCAAAAGCCTTGGTTGATGGTGTGTGGTATAGTACATATACGCACACTTTCGCTTCATTGCCTCAAAATGAGATTTATAATCCGAATAAATTAGAAGAATCTGTTACAGCGATCTCTGACTATTTTAGAATGTCTATCGAAGAGAAGTTTCCTAATATAAAGCTTTCTCCTCTAACTCTTGAAGAAGCCTTTTTTGGCGATGAACGACAGATGCTAGATCGATGCAATTTTAAATCGGTTATTGGCCCCACTAAAGTAGGTGTCGCCCGTACCCGAAGTGATTTTTTCAATGAAACGGAAGCTGGAATTGAATTCAATGATGAGTTTAAAACCAAATTTCAAGTGTTTCATGATGAAGTTCTTCAGGGTTTTCTAGAAGCCATAGAGGTTTCTGCTGCAATTAAAGACGAGATCCGACCAACTTCAAAAGTTGAGTTAGCTAATCTAAGACTCTTTTACACAGTAGGAATTTATTGGAATACATTGTGTAAAATGTATTTAGGCCCCATCAGAGCCTTTTTGTTAAGAATTCCAGAAATTTCCAAATGTTTTGGGCAAATTAATTCGTCTTCCATTCAATGGGATGAGTTAGCCAAATATTTGAAGTTTGATGATCTTACTTGGAAAATCATTGATGAAGACTTTAGCAAGTTTGATGTTTGTCACCGAACTTTGATTAAGCATGTAGCCCTTTTATTTTATAAACTGGGACTATATCTTTACAAAGATAAGGATGCAGCTTCAATGGCTTACTATTGCATTTACATTTTATTAGTTCAACTATTTAAACATGGATGCGATATAGCTTTGAAAACTGCAGGTATGCCTTCAGGTTACGATGCAACTTTGATTATTAACTCGATGGTTAATTTGATTCTTAGTGTGTATTGTTGGACTTGCCTTATAGTCGAAAAGAAAGCAATTGATTACTTTGAGTTCGTGAAAGCGGCCACGGTAGGCGATGATAATGTTTCGGCAGTACACGCTTTGTATGCGAACAGATTCAATGTCTTAACGATGGAACCTTTTTTAGTCGCTTTAGGCTATAAGGTTACAAATGGTAACAAATCTGCATCTTTAAGTGCATTTATCAAACGTGAGGACGTTCGATTTCTTAAAAGATGTTTTCGATATGATCAGGAAATAAAGCGTTATATGCCTGCAATTGAAGAAGACACTATTTGGAAAATGCTAAGCTTTTGGGAAAATAAAGGTGTTACTGGTGTTCCTCAACCACAAATTATTTCTGATAATTTGGAAGTTGCTCAAAGAGAATTCTTTTTCTTTGGAAGAGAAGTTTTCGCTGATCGACAAGTCATTTTGAAAGAGATAGCTAAAGAGTGTGATCTTAATCCTGTGTGGTTTGATTACGAAAAACTCAAAGCTTCCTTCATTGCAAATGATTTTCAAATGAATTGGATTTAATGGACCGAGATGTCTAAAAACTCCTATCATATTGAGTTAGTCTCAAAATCCCACCCAGATGTGGTTAAACTCGTACAATTATGTTATGCACATGGCTTGACGTGAGTATTGTGCTCTCACATCATTCTCAACCCTGCATAGTTGTATTAAAAGCGCGAGACTTTATATCTTTCTAAGTCGAGAGGTATATCGAAGTTATAGACTTGCTTTATTCAATAATAATTCTACACAACAAACAGATGTTGTACAAGCGGATATGGCGATGGCTGCCGCAGAGATTAATGTAGTTGATACATCATCTCGACAAATGCCCATCACTCAATTAGTTGAGTCATACGACATGTTTAAAGAGCATTCAGCTCTTAGATATGCTTTAGTATGGAATGGAGCAACTCCTACCAATGCTGTATTTGATATAGATTGTGTAAGAGGGCTCTTGACTGCTGTGTCAGGAGCTCCTTTAGGTAACAAGTTAGGTAATTTTAGGTTTTTTCAATCTAAGGTTAAGCTAAGTGTTGTTGTCCAAGGTTCTCCAACTGCTTATGGTAAGTTGATCATTTATGCAGATCCTTTTCCATTTACAGCAACTCCTCCTGTAGGATCCATGTTTGGTGTCCCACAGCAATGTCGTTCTCAATTAGTACCACATATAGTCATCGATCCTTCTCAATCCGTTACGCATGAATTGATTTTGGACTGTAATTCTCAGATAGGGGTTTACAGTAGTCAGGTAACTACTGGATCTTATAGAGTCGGTTATACGATGATTAATCCTATAGGTAATGGAGCAGCTGGTACGCTGCCAGATGTTAGAATACAGATTTATGTTAGTTTAGTTGAACCTAAATTGGCTGTTCCAACTTTTACATCTGAAACTTTGCATGATCGAGAGATTAAGAATCCTTCGGATCATGTTGAAACTTTTTCCAAAGCTATGGGGTCTATGTCGTCTATACCAGTTATAGGTCCAATAACGACTGTGTTTTCTAGTGTATCAGCAGTGGCTGCTAAAGCTCTTAAGTGGTTCGGTTTTTCCAAGCCTTTAGAGATGACTAAGCATGCAACTGGTCGATTTTATTCTATGTTTGAACCTAGAGTGTTTGATGGCACTTTTCCAGGTTATTCACTAGGAGCTAGATTAATCAATTCATTAGGTATAGGTGGAAATGTTCCAATGTATAGTGAAGATGATATGGTTATAGAAACTATAGCTCAAAAGTATGGTTGGGTGGCTACTGTTACGCTGCCGACTACTTTAGCTACTGGTAATACTATTACAACTATTCCTTTAACACCTCAATTTTGCACTCAAGTTTCACAACCCGTAGTGGCGAATGGGTATGAAATGACTCCGTATGCATTTTGTACTACTCCTTATATGGGAATTAGAAATGATTTTAAAGTTAAGTTAGAATTTGTGGGTTCTGTTTTTCACAGAGCAACAATTGTCGTAGCTTATTTTCCAAATGTTTCTGATACAGCAACTCTTGTGTCTTTAGCTAATGCTTTGCAAACAGTTAAGACATGGACCTTTCAATTATCTGGAAATTCATTTTATGAATTAGAAATTCCTTGGTCACAACCATACCCGTATATGGATCTTTCGTCGGGTCCGCAGTTTGGAACTGCTCTTACGACGCAAAATCGAACAAATGGTAACTTAGGTTTCTATATGTTAAATCCAGTTTCTAGTGGAGGAACTGGTCCATATTATATGAATATATATTATGCAGGCTGTAATTTAAGAATGGGAGAACCTACTGAAGCTTTTATAGCATCAAGGTATCAACCAGTTCTTACGTCAGCACCAACATCTTTAGTCAATCCTATGTGTATCCCTGATCCCACTTTCTTCAAAGAATATTTTGGAGAAGAACATGCTCACACAACTAAAGAGTTGTCAAGCAGGTTTTCTAGTCAGTATACTTTTACTGATACGTTGTCTGCGAAAACATCACCGGGAGTTATTTTAACTTTGCCTACCAAGCCTATGGTAGCAACAGCAATAGCTCTCCCAACAACTATAAATCGAGAATTTTCATTACTTGATTTTATATGTCATTCCTATGTAGGTTATAGGGGTTCTATGAACTTTATTGTTTATTATGAATCTTTTAATCGCTATGTAGCAGGTCCAGTTAGTGAATGGACTTATGGATGTAATGCATATATGTTTCAAAGCAATGCTGCGATTTCGGTTGTAGTTCCAGCAACTAGTTATGCTTGGAATCGTACATTAGTAGCACCTTTTGCTTCAGCTTTTACAGCTATTCAAAAGTTTTTAGCTTTTACGTATCCATATTATTATAGAGCCAAGTATGATTCTTGTTACCCTGTTAATAATACTACATCTACTACAGATGATCCTGATCGTACAATGATGCAAATCGAAGTACTATTTCAAGATTTAACTAATCCCACAGTCAGTTCAAAGGCAGTGTTTAATATTCACCATGCAGGTGGTGATGACTTTACACTTGTTCAGTTTCGTGGAACGCCCACTATGGCTATAACATAGTAAACGGCAGAGAAGCCGTAATGTTCTCAGAGTTTTAAAGATTTCTCAATAAAAATCTTTAAGCCGCAGGTCGTGCGGCGCTCACGAGAATGTGAGTCTACTGGCATATAGCCAGTTGTATATATAATATGTAAATAAACGTAAATAAATGTAAATAATTTAATTTTGGTATTCGC